GGCGGTATCCCCCCCCTCCCCCCCAAAACCCGCCGTGCCCGCTATCGGACCGCCTATGGCGTAAGCCGCGCCTATATTCACAATCTTCCTACCTATACCGTAATAAGCGTTTAATTTCTGTTCGTGCTCCGACGCGCCCGTCTGCAAGGTTACTTTTGAAATTTCGTAAGAAACTAAATTCCCAGCGATCGAAGAAACAGTACCGTAAGACACAAGCCCTTTTATCTTTTTCGCCGCTTGTGTGTAGATCGAGGGCGGCTCCACGGCGTTTCCCGTCCCTGACTGTCCTTGCGAGCCTGCCACAGGGGTTATCTGTTCATAATCGCTCACGTCGTTTATTATTATTTCCGTTACGTATTTGTTCGTTACAGGCATTTACTGTCCCTCCTGTATGATTTCCGTTTCCTTTGCATCGGGCACCACAGGCGCAACTTTTTTGTTCGCAATCATATATATCCCGTAAAGCTGTTTATCCTCGTCGTACTCTAAGCAGTCGGTATTCAATATATAGGTTTGGCTCGACTGTTCCGTTATCTCGAACGCCTCGCCGTTGAAATAATAAAGCGCGGGCGGGAGCGTTATATACGGCGTTTCGGAAATTGCGGAAAAATAATACTTCGCCACGTAAAAGCTTGCGGGGAAGTTTAGCATATCGATATTTTTCACGACCTCTATTAACGGTATCGTCAAGCCGACAGTATTAACGCCCGAAATGTTGGCGTTAATTTTTTCCATCATCATGAAAAACATTTTTTCTTCGACGTTCGCCCAAGTAACTTTGACAAAATGCGCGGTATTCGGTTTTCCGTCCAGCAGATACTGCACGAATTGCGTTGTTACCTCATTCGTTGTGCTCGGCAATAAACACTCCAAAGAAAACACGGTTGATGTAACGATGTTTTTTGCGACATAATTTCCCGAATAAGTATCCGCATAGATGGTTGCCGCCCGCTCGGGCGTTGCCGTTTCGAAGTTTACGGGAACACCGTCGAACTGTATTGATATGCCGCGCGAATTTATGCCGTTCTCCGTGTAACTTAACGTTAAAAATACCGACAGCGTAAAATCCGCCCCTATAGGAGAATCAATTCCGGGAATTCCGCTTATCGCCGTACCGTAGCTTATGCCTGTTACATATGTAACATTATCTTCGGTAAACGTTACCGTTTCGTTCGCTTTGAAATACGTATCTATCAAGGCGCGAACTTCCGTCACGAAATCATAATCTTCTTGGCTTATCCCCTCGGGCAATGTTCTCGGGTGCTGTTGGGGTATAAGTATATCCAGTCTATAAGACTGAACGCCCATGACAAGTCCGCCGTTGGCCGTCGTGTTAGCGCTCGACGCCGCCGTCAAAACGCCGTTTAATATATATTTGACCGTATTCCCCTCGCGCCTCGGTTTAAGATATTTTCCCAGATCGCTCCATATCTTGAACGATATATTTTTATCGAACGTCGAAGAATTTTCAATGGCCGTATTCAGCCCGTTCTCTATTCTTTTCGCAACCGCATTAATCTCTATCACTTCACACCTCTATTTTTCAGCCCTGCGGCTAAATTCATATTTCCCTGCACTTTTTTAGATACCCGCGCATTTAACTCTGCGACGAACCTTTCCCACCAACCCTCGTTCGGGTTTTGTTTCCCTCTCCAATACGGCGAAAGCCACGGCTCATTCGTATAAACGACGTATGGCGCGATACCCTCGTCCATGTAAATTTTTATATGTATTTCCTTTCCGATATATTGAACATCATAGCTTAATGAATGAAGCGCCATATTCCCCGTGCTCGTTCTATCTCTCGTGCGAGGGTTAGGCACGAAATACGGCCGCATTTCTTCCACCGTTTCGAGGACAATGTTTTTCACCTCTTCCGCCGTCATTTCACACCCCAGGGGTTATCCCGTTTCACAAGCCGAAGAACGTATTCTATCCCAGCACTGCAATTACCGAGCCTGAAGACCTGTTGCGGCGCGGTATTGTAGTCCTTGACTATATCTTCGATTACATACATTTCGCCGCTTTGAAGCACTACACAACCGCCAACCTTAAAGCCGACGTTCGTATTCGTTCGAATTGCCGTCGTCGTAGAATCGAAACTCTGTACCGTCGAAAATAACGTACGGTATGTGGTGCTGTGCGGGTTTTCGAACTTATACCGGATAGCTTTTCGGACGGGGTGTAGCCCCTCTTCAAACTCTTCGTCGTAATAACTGCCCGTAAACGTAAACTTGCTTTTCGTCGGTTCTAACAAATCTCGGATATCCATACTATACCCCGCAATAAAGTATACTTCTGCCGCCGAGTTCGCAAAGCGACGTATTCAATATGTCCTGACAATCTACGCATACGTTTGACCGCTCCGCATCTTCTTTTTTTGTAAGAAGGCCTAAATCGCCGTCGGTGAAAAAATATAAAGCTTGTGCGAGCAACGCTTCATACACAATCTGCCCAATCCGCGGGACATGCGCTATCAGCCAGTCCTGACGGTCGTTGTAAATGCTGTGGGCGTGAATATAGTTATAGACTTTGCGGCTGATGCGTTTCAAATAACTGTTGATTACGGTTTCCGAATACGTCGCGTCGTCTACTTCGGGGCGGATATTTATCCCGTAATCCAACAATGCTTTTTCTGTCAAAATGTACTGGCGGGATACGGGATCGAACCGCCTGTATTCGTCATTTATCGGTTCGCAAAAACAATGCATAACTTACCTCCTAATGGAAAGGGGCTTGATAAGCTCAAACCCCTTAGAAAGCTGTTTATTTAGATTTCGCCGCCTGTGCAGTCAATGCCTGCGAAAGCGCCTTCGTCGCGGTTGCGGTGTCGGACGTAGCTACGTTCAACGTTGCGACCTGATACCCGGGCGCCGTGATGGTCACGACGGCGGAAGAGCCGCGCGGAAGCGTGAAGTTATACGTCCCGTCGCCGTTGTTGCCGAACGAATGCGTGGTGCCTTCGTTATCCAGCACGACGAGCGTCGCGTCCTTGATCTGCGCCGAACTCGTTCCCGTAACGGTAAGCGTTACGTCCGTCGTCAGCGTGGAAGTCGTAAATCCTACTCTCTGCATCGAACTTTCCTTCACATAATCCGTATCGTTATAACCGTCAAGCACAGCTTCCAGATCGTTCGGCGAAATAACGCCTTTGAACGTCGGCACGGGGTTAGTGAAGTCGCCGAGGTCGTTCGTCGTGTCGACAAGCAGAGTGATCGACGAATTACGCGTAACCTGCGTGCCCCAACGCCAGTCGTTTCTCACGATCATGCCGATAGAAGTCGTCGGTGCTTTATCGACGTCCGTCACGACGGAAGCGCGGCCGAAATATGTACCGATACCGTTACAGATATACCCGTCGATTTTATCGAACTGCGCCTTCTGTTCTTTCGTGAGATTGAGCAGACCTGCGGCCATGTCGAAGTATTCGTCGGGAACAACCTTGATGATAATGCCGCGGTACATACCGACGATTGCTCCGCCGAGATAACGCGAACCCGTGTCGTCGAATTTGCCGTTAAGCAAAATTTTCTGACCGATATCGCTGTTGATGATCGCGCCGTTGTCGATGGTCATGAGTTTATTGAGGACTTTATACCTCAAAACATAAACGCTCCTTTCGATCGGGTAGCTCGTAATACCTTCCGCATACGCGCCGCGTACGTTGGAAAGCGAAGTTCCGAGAGCATTCATGATCTGCTGCATGTACCCTTTCGTATCGGTGGCGCTGTTATACGGCAGAATGTTTCTCTGGCTGACCGTACCCGACCAACCGAGCGCCGTGCCGATTTGCGTAGCAATGATTTCCGCGTCCATCAACATTGCCGTTACCTGCGGAATCGTTGCGGTATACTGTCCGAGCACGTCCAGGTTCTGTCCGATCATTCGCATCTGGTCGCGGGAGATCTGCGCGGCCTCGTCATAGAGCTGGTTAAACCAGATATCTACCGCGTTCGTCTGCATACCGTTCGGAAGGTTTACGTTGAACGGGCCGCTGTTTCCGGGCGTGCCGCTCGGCGTACCGCCGATGCAGGGCGTTATGCCCAGCGTTCTCATTCTTCTCGGGGGCGGCGCAAGGAACGGTATCTTCACGCCCGCCGCGTCTTCTGCCTCGGCCGACATGGACGTTACGCCCAACCCGTCGACAAAAATTCTTGCGTCCAAATGGATGAGCTGCCACATAGACGCTATGCGGCGGTTTACCATAATGTCGCCGAACGCGGGGTACTGCCCGCTCTGCTTCGTCAGATTGAACGGCGCTTTCAAATTCGCCGCATTCTGCAAGTAGACTTGAGTATCGCTCAAGCCGGTTGAAATAATGTTATCCATAGGTTTTTATATCCTCCTTTTAACCTCTGATTTTTCTGACCATTTCCGCCGCTTCTTTCGGCGTAATGCCGTCCTCTTTCTTCGCCGCGCTTTCAAAAACGCCGCTGTGAAGTCCGTAGACCTTTTTGGCATTTTCCAAAGCCGCCGCGTCCCCGCTCTCTTTTTTCGTAAGCAGTTCCTCGATGCGGTTCAGCCTCGCGTCTAACGCGCTGCGCCAATCTTCTGCCTCGTCGTGGCGTTCTTCTGCTCTTTCCTCCTGGCGGTCTTCACGGTCGTCCTCTCTCTTTTCCTCGCGGTCTTCCATGTGTAGTTCCGCCACATCGCCATGCCCCGCCGCGTGTTCCGCACCGAGCGCTTCGTGCTCTCTGTCCGCCGCGGTCTGGCTGTCCTCGTTTCCGTCTGCCCGTTCCTGCGCCGCTATGCTCTCATGCACGCGGTCGGCAAGCGACTGGTGAAAACTTTTCTTGTCGTCTTCCGAAAGGTCTTCATATGCCTTTCTGACTTGTTCCAAAGTCGTCATTTCTTCTTCTCCTTTTTCTTTTTTCTTGCGCCAACCAAACATTTGATTGTCCTCCTTTTGGGTATAAAAAAAGCAGGGCGCTTTCGCTCTGCCTGTTTTATATAATTTTTGTCCTCGACGGGTAATATGCCCGTTGATTTTTTTGGCTGAATTCTTTGTATTCCTCGTTCAATTTTTTCGCTCTTTGCCGCCATAACCTTGCGTCTTGCGGAAATTTTTCGCCCAATACGGCCGCCATATCTTTCGCCGTTCTGATATCCCTTTCGTATTCCCGCTGTCGTTTCGTCACGGCATATTCCTTTTTCCGCTCTTCCGCACCGACTTTCGGTATAGCCTCGCCTTCTTTATACGCCGTCAATACGTGGCGGCAATTAAACCCCAGCAGTCCGTTCTGATACACTCTTCCCGCTTTCGTCACGTATCTGTCGCGCGGATTCTGCGTCGCTTCCTCCAACGGCACATATTTCCGTCCGTCTCTTGTCGTGCCGCTCGTTCCGTCAAGGCTGTAAACGCGCCCCTGATACGGCGCGCACCTGTCCGAACAATCCGCGTGCGTCGAACACACGACGAGTTTGTTTCCGCTCGCTTTCAGCTCGGCGATCTCGTCCTGATGTCTTTCGTAACGGACTTGCATTTCCGCAAGATTGCGCAGGCTGTTTCTGCCGGTATAATCGTTCGGGTCGAGTGCGTTTTCTTTCGCCAACCTCTCCAATGCAGGCTTTACCTTGCGTTCTATGTAATCTTTCGAATACATCTGAAGAGGAATGCCTTTCGCCGTAGTCGTATGATCATACGGATAGGTTTCAAATGCCTTAGAATAAACGATTTGCTCCGCCCGATACTTTTCTTGTCCTTTTAATTTTCTCGTCGCTAAACCGTAAACGGCGGCCAGAAACGCCGCGCCATATCCTAATTCTTCTTTCAGCTTTGCATATATTCTCGTCGCGAACATATTCAACGAACGTACGGCGTCCTGCCTTAACGTAGGACTGCGTACTTTTGCAAGCGCGCGCTTTATCACCCGTTGTATCTTCATGTCGAGTATAAAAAAAGGCGTTCCTTCGAACACGCCGTTCTGAATGATTACCTTTATTTCCGTCTGCGCGTCCTGCAATGCCTCCGCCTGCCAATTCAACGGATCGTATCTGATCGCAGGGTTCATAATTCATTCCCTCCGAAATAATCCGCATCGTTGAACGGCGCTTGTCCGAATGTACGCTTTTTCTCGTCCTCGTCAATTTTCTCTTCGTATTCCGCCGTTTCTTTTGCGTCCACGCCCGATATCTGCTGAATGGCAACGCTCCTCGGTATCAATCCCGCTAAATAATTTTCGCGCACATTCTTGTCTCTCAATATCTTGTTCCCGATATAATCCGACAGCTGCACCGTCGCTTTACCTGCAAATCCTGCCTGGAAGAGAACTTCTGCTATTGCTCTGTTCAGTTCGGGGATAATCAGCCTGTGGAGGGACTGCACCGTCGCTCGCGTCAGATTTTCCTCCGCCGTGACTTCCGTGGCCGTTTTCGGCGAATTGTCCTGCAAATACGGAAATAATGTCGTAGGCGCAAATCCGATAGTCACCGCGATCTGTTTCAGATACAACTCCCACATTCCGCCGTATTGCTCCGAACGAATGTCGAACTGCACCGATTCTGGTTTGAAATTTTCTTCGCCTTTGACCTGTATGTATACCATATTATCCGAAGGCGGCACAAGGTCTTCGCGCGTCACGAGCTTTGCCGTTCCCGTCGGCAGTTTCGCCAATTCTTCGTTTATCGTCTGCGCAAACGTTCTCGGCAATAATATTACGCCTTTCCCGTTCAACACGTCTATGATAGACCCGCTGAACACCGTGTCGAGCGCCCAGAGAAGATCGAGAACGCCGTATAACAAAGGATCG